AAAAGCAACGAAGATCCCAAAAGTATCCAAGACCGAAGAAGCCAAAGCAGAAAAAGCACGAAAAGCAGAAGAAGTCAAAGCAGAAAAAGCAAGAAAGACCGAAGAAGCCAAAGCAGAAAAAGCAAGAAAAGCAGAAGAAGCCAAAGCAGAAAAAGCGAGATTAAAGGGAGATGACAAAAAAAAGAAGACAACTAAGGTTGACTTACCTGTTGAGATTCCCCCAGAAGAAAACCCCCAACAAACTACGAGTTCATCTGATGTAGAACCAAATAATGTAGTAAGGTTTGATTATGACGGAGAAGTTTATTTTAAAACACCCGACAATTTACTATATGATAATAACAGACAATTGGTTGCTAAAATTAACGCAAACAATGATGTTATATTCTTGGGGTTAAATGACGCAGATTCGGATGAAGAAAGCGAAGATAGTTATGAGGAAGAGGATTAAATAGTAGTTTAACAAAACAATAAAACAATATAAAAGAATAAAAAAATAAAATAAAAAATAAAAAAGGGGAAACCCACCCTTTTTTTTATTGAGAGTATAAAATGATAGAAACTATTGAAGAAGTAAACGAATTATTCTTAAAATACATAACCGAAAATATGATGTATACGAATTTTGAAGAGTATGAAACCAACCGGTGTATCAAGACAAAAGGTGATTGGATATATCATTATATAAATACAATTAATATGAACGAGTTAATCGAAATGTTTTGGGACGATACAATAGATATTAATAATTCGGTTATAACTCATATAAAATGTAAAATTAGCGGAAACGAGTGCAATAATTTAAAAAGGTTAGTTGTAAAATATTTCGAATGGTATAGACCCGAATTAATTCATATAGTTGTTGAGTATATTGATGATGTATTGGCCCATAAAACATTTTTAAAATAATGTAAAAAATTGAAATGCTTTTTACGTAAATATTTAATGTAACAAATAAAAATGATATCTACTATTGAAGAACTAAATAATATGTGTAAGGAATACGTAAGTAATTACTTATTTGATACACCAGATATGCTTAATGAATATGAATATATTTCTGTTTATGCTGAAAAACGTGAATGGATATATTATGAACTGTTAACTTCAATTGAAATGGATGATTTAATTACCCTTTATTGGGATAATAATACTAATTTTAGCGGTGTTCTTACCGCAAAGATATGTTATTTAATAATGGATAGGTCAAGCTTTCAAACAGTTTTAAAACAACACTGTTTGAAATCCCTAATGGTTGAATATGCCAGTTATTATTTTGATTCACGATGTTATGATAAATCACAATCTTATGATTTGATGGAAAAAGGTCTTGACCCGTTAGTTGAATATATTGATAACGCATTATCTTGTAAAAAATACTTGAAATAAAAATGATAAACAATAATACAAACAAAAAAGGAAAAAGAACAAAACAAAAAATAAAAAACAAAATAAAAAAAGACTAAAAACAAAATAAAAAATATGGGTTTCCCCTTATTTTTTATTTTTTTCTAATGTTTCTATACACTCCATACTTCTGAAACTTCAAATCCCCATTCCGCGAATTTTGAAATATTATCTGGATGAAACCTTTCGGTTATTATTTCCGTATTAAGTTCAAACGCAGATTGTTTTAAAAACGAGTAATTGATTTTAAATATATTTGGGTTTGTAGATAACATATTCCAATCTATTTTATCCGTATTCTTTTCTAATAAATGAATCGCGTTTGGATTACCCGATAATTTATACCAATCTATTTTATCCGGGTTCTTTTCCAATAAATGGATTGCTTTTGGGTTACCAGATAAAGAATCCCAATCTATTTTATCCTGGTGTTTTTCTAATATATATATTGCTTCTGGATTTGAAGATAATAAAACCCAATTGACATCGTCAATATGTTTTTCCAATATTTTCAAAACGTTTTTGTTTCGATTCATCGATAAACAACTATAACTAAGTTGGGCTTCGTTTTCCTCCATTAGTGTTTCAACGCCTGCGCCTTCATTCATCGATAAATAAACCCAATCTATACGCTTCTTATTCTGTTCTAATAAACGGACTCCATACGGATTTTTTGAGAAATAAACCCAATCGATTTTGTCGGGGTTCTCTTCTAAAATTTTTATGGCGGATAAACTCTCATTTAAAGAAAGGGAAAACCAATCCATTTTATCCATATTATTTTTAAATAATTCATATCCTTGAGGAAGCACCGATAAATATTTCCAGTTGATTTTATCCGGATTATTTTTTAATAATTGTATCGTATTCGGTCCATCGTTTAATGAAAGGTTGTCCCAATTAATTTTATCCGTGTTCTTTTCAAGAAAACTTTCCGAACCAGAAAGTTCAGAAAAGTTAAACCAATCAATCTTATCTTCGTTCTTTTCGAGAAAGCAAACAGCGTTTTTGTTATTTGATAAAATATCCCAATCTATTTTGGTGATATCTATCCAATCAAGTAAGTCGTCATACATTTGGTAAGAATTCATTTTATTAATTTTATATTTGTGGTTATATCTATTTCAAATACTTTAATTTCATTTTTTTTGTTTTATAGCATGATTTTCGGAAAGTAAATAAAGATAGTTTTAAAAAATCTATTTTTATTTAATTATTTGGGGTTTTTATAAAAAACATATTGCGAGAGGTCTATAAAATTATTAACGTTTTGGTACTGGAATTTTGAAATTTAGAACAACTCCTATTTTTTACACCTGTTAACATTTAAAATGCCGATTATTTTGCATTTATATGAATAATTAATCTATCGTCTTTAGCACATTTACTATCTAAATGATAAACCTTATTAATTCGTCCTTGTAAAATATTTAATAGGTTTTTTTTATTTATTTTACCCCAATCTACATCGATACCAGATGATTTATCTAACCCAAATAATCTAAAATCGTCAATAATAATAATAGCATCATTTGTAAATAAATTATTGATATGTGTAATTTCTTCATCTAATGGACAATCTTTGGTAGATTGTCCAGTATCACCACAACTCCAATGACCATCTAAAAAAAATATACATTTATCAGTAATATGTGGTAATAATTTTTCAAACACAATCGCACTATCGCCATATATAAAGTCTATTTTATTACCCATATATTTATTTTTTGTATTAATGTAATGTATTTTACTAAATTCAATGGTATATAATTTATTGAAATATGGTTCTACAGAAAAAATTGTACCGCCCATGTAAGTTCCAGTTTCAATAAAACACTTGTATTTTGTATAATCATCTTGTAATAAATTCAAAAAACAATTATCAATAGAACCCATTATTATATACAATTAAATATTAAATATTAAATATTTAAACGTAACATAATTGGCATTTAAATGTGTAAAAATGGATAAAAATTTAAATTAATATCAGGCTTACCAATATAATTTGAAAAATCTAAATTATTAATAGGCAACGGTTGCGTATTCGATTCTGGAACCGAATTAAAATAATTTTTGTTTATATAAGTTAATTCAATCACATCAGGAATATTATTCGATACTGGTCCATGATTATTACCATGTGCGTGAACGATATAATGTGTTTTTGATAATTTTGCTAAACACGTTACCTTATCTTCGTAATTACAACCCCATCCATTATTTGTAATTCCATGAAATTCTATTACAATTTGTTTAAATTTATTTAATTGGGTTTCGTCTATTTGTAATAACCATGGATATTCGCCCCCTTCTATATCCATTTTTAAAAAAATATTGTCATATTTGTTAATCAAAAATGATAAATTACTATTATTATTATCATTAAAATAATTAATATTTTTTTTTATAAATGAAATGTTTTTTGTATAATTATATGGATAATTCATTATAGTCCCATCAAAACCAAAACTATTATATTCATTCATATTGTATTTATTAATAAAATCTCGTGAAAAACTTTCTTCGTCAGATATTCCTGCAGAAATATATAAATCATATTTACCATCCAAATCCGCCAATACATACCCACCATCATGATTTCTACCATACCTAATTTTTTTGTCAAAATTGTAAACTTGTAGTAATTCAAGATTATTCATTATATAATAATAATTATTATATAATTATTATTATAACGCATAATTTTAATGTAGGTTGTAAATAAAACATCTTGCGCGCGGTCGATTTAATGTAAGTTGGTTGGATTCGAATTTCGGAATTTAAAGATACCCAATAGTTTTTTGGAAATTTCTAATTTTATTTATTTTTAATTCTATTACTCTTTTTGAAAAATGAAGTTGCGCGCGCGGAAGTTCCAAAATTATCTTTTAAAGATGAAATCTGATACAATCATATAACGTTATCAAATATCAGGTGTATTTATTTTATAATTACAAAATTAAGACAATTATGGAGTCCAAAATTATCTTTAGAATGTTAATAAATCAATAATTATTTTTCATAAATATATTATTATCATTAATGCTAATAATTATACTATAAAATGAAATACTATATAGATGATACTTTAGTTTGTCTCCATTATTATCTTTTACGTCTCCATTTTTATCTTTACACATTTTATTATTTCAAACGCCGATTATTATACTGGTATTGGATGAAAAAAAACAGGCAGGCATAACGTAAAAGATGTAATATAAATTATTGGATTTAAATTGTTGGATTTAAAAAAGATACTCAATAGTTTTTTGAAAATTTCATTTTTTATTTATTTTTAATTCTATTACTCTTTTTAAAAAATGAAGTTGCGCGCGCGGAAGTTCCAAAATTATCTTTTAAAGATAATATTTTTATAAGTATTAGTAACGCATCATATATGGTAATAATATCCCTGTTTATAACGTCAATTCAACCAATTAAGGAGTTCGAAATTATCTTTAAAATGATAAATTTATAGTCGATTACAAATGTTAAATATATTAGCAGCATAAACAATAACACACCACGTATAATATAAAATAACATTAGCGTGATAAATATATATGTCTCCGTTTTTATCTTTGACGTCTCCGTTTTTATCTTTAATATAAAATAATATAAAAAATCAACAATATATAGATTATTATGGATAAATACACATGTCAATCGTGTTTTAAAGTGTTTGCTTCCAATAAAACATTAAATAAACACATAAATAAAATTAAACCGTGCATTAAAGATAATGGATTGAATTGTGCGTGGTGTAACAGTTCATTTACAAATAAATATAATAGAATAAGACACGAAACTAAAACGTGTCCTATAAAAATTCGTCGCGATAATGAAGCAGACGAAAAACATAAAAGGGAGCAACTTCGAATCCAATCTCTTGAAGACAAAATAACCCAATTGGAAAATATGATTAAAGCAGGAGGACAAGGATCTACACAAACAAACAGTAATAATACTAATAATAGTAATAATACTTTTATTGTAAATAACTATGGGAATGAAGACATGACCCACATCACCGAGAAAAAAATAATATCTATTTTTAAAGAATGTTTTATGTCGATCCCAAAGTTAATTGAAATGAAACATTTCAATAAGGAAAAACCTGAAAATTCTAATGTTTATATTGGTGATATTAAGAGTAAGTACGCACTAGTTCATCTAGACGGGCAATGGAATATAACGGACCGCGAAAAACTATTGGATGAGATGTATAATAATAACTGTAATTACTTAGCAGATGAGTTTGAAGACAGACACGACAATTTAGATGATATAACTTGTCGTAAAATTAAAAAGTTTTTGGATTCCAAAGATGAAGACGAAACAACTTGTGCGATTAAGGACAAAATTAAAGAACTATTGTTTAATAAAAAGGATTACGTTAAACAAATAAGGAGTAAAATAGATACTATGTCATCTTGATAAAAACCAATCTATTTCCAAACATCGCAACCCCAACAAACAAACAAACCGAATAACCCAATAAATATAATACCATACAATTATTATGGTATTATATGGTCTCAATAAATGAGTATCGAAAAATAGAAATGACCGACAATCTGAAAGGCGGATTTATACCGTTTGTTGTTGTCAGATATAGGGTATTTTTATTAATTGTTGTTGACACAAAAGAATACTTCGGATTTTCCTTAAACATAACTTGAGCAATATGGTTATTATATTATTTGTAGTTAAAAGCGTATAAATACTAATTATTGACTAAATTACAATAATGTATTCTGAATATCAAAATATTGTAAGTAATATACTAAAAAGTAATAATTTAGATTTCAAAAGTAATAACTCATATAGTTATATATTAGAACACGTTTCATATGAACACGGTAACAATTATCTATATTTAATAATACAAATGGTAAATGACGAATTTAAAGAAATTTCATTTGAAAATATAAATGATTATTTACTAATGAACGATAAATATGGTAACCCAATAAAACACAATTTTATGTATAATGGTTTAGAAATTATGTGTAGTCCAACATCATTAAGATACGTTTTACATTCATTATTGATTTTAAAACATTTTAAAACTGTAAGCACAAAAAAAATGGTTGAAGTCGGATGTGGTTATGGTGGTTTATTTTTAGGTATTAATCACTTTGCGAAAATATTAAATATGGAAATTGATAAATATTATTTTATTGATTTACCAGAAGTTACAAATTTAATTAAAAAATATATTGAATTACATCACAATAATATTAATATAAATTATTCAATTGTTTCTGCCTACAATTATGGCACAGATATAAATGATAATGATTTATTTTTTATCTCAAACTATTGTTTCACAGAAATTGAAGAATTTCATCGTAATAATTATATTAAATATTTATTTCCAAAAATATCAAGTGGATTTATTATATGGCAAACGATGTTTAATGTACCAATTCATAATGTAAATATTATTAATAAATATATAAAATATATAACAGAAGAATTACCTCAAACAGCAACAATCCAAACCAAAAATTATTATGTTTATTTTTAAGATTCTTATATTATATGGAGGTTACGCAAATTTATCAATTCAATAATTATTAAATACTTATAGTAGGAAATACAAAAATAAATAAAACAGATGGAGTTTAATTAAAATATTATATAACAAAAAAGTAAAAGGAACCTATACAGTTTATTTATTTAATTTATGTACACAGAAACTAAAAAGGAATCTACCAGGTTTATTTATTTAATTGTTGTTGACACAGAATGGAGAGATGGGGGGTATTTTATTTATGTTCACAGAAACTAAAAAGAAATCTATAGGTTTATTTATTCATTGTTGTAGACACAAAAGAATACTTCAGCTATAGAGTAGTTTTATTTAATTGTTGTTGACACAGAAAGTAAAAAGGAATCTATAGGTTTATTTATTTAATTGTTGTTGACACAGAAAGTAAAAAGGAATCTATAGGTTTATTTATTAATTGTTGTTGACACAGAAAGTAAAAAGGAATCTATAGGTTTATTTATTAATTGT